ACATCTATAGTCATACCCGCGCAAAGATTAAAGTCTCCGAATATCTCAATGTTTAATTCCAAGGTATCCATATTCTGTATATAAGCATTCGCTGAAAGTATCTGAGTCTCACTCGGTGCATGGTAACTAGAGCCCCCTGATACAGCCGAAGTGTTTAGACTGATATAAAAGTTAGTCGAATCCCTATGTTGTTCTATAGGTCTATCTTCAATCGTACTACCAATTGGTACTACACCATTAGCATTCAATCTAATCTGAGTATCACTGTACGCATAGGTCTGTTTCTTATAAGACTTAGTAGCTATATCTATAGTATGTAGAGTAGATGAATAGGCTCCAGCTGCTAGGTTCATATAACTACTCATATTAAACTCCGAGCTAAGAGTTAATATCTTCCGAGCTAATATCTTATTGTTCTCTTCACTTCCTACTATAGTAGTTATGTTAGGCGCGTACTTATACTCTCTGTAAGAATCTTTCTCATTACCATCTACATCCTTATACTTCTTATTAACAATGTTCTCATACGAATCAAACACTATACCTTGACCTAATGTCTCATAGAAGAAGAAAGGACTACCGTTATCATATGACTTCCGTGTTAACCAATTAATAAGGTTCATAGGTCTCATACGTGGATATACACCTACTATAGTCTCTTTCGTAGCTGTATTAATAGAGAGATCGCTTTCATCTATAGACAGTTCGTCTATACAGATATTCTTTATTAACTGACCTGTAGTATTAGCAAACGGCTTAGATATAGTCTTAGACTGACTGATGTACGCATGCTCTGAGACTACTCTGAATACATACGTCGCTGTGCCTGGACTGAGTTTAGCGTAACTATGTATCTCTGCTATCTTGAATTTGTGCGAGTATTTGTCCTGTTGACCGTCATTGAGTCTTCTCTTCAGTACGATCTCTAGTCCCTCCCCACTCACACATTTCACTTTTTCAAGCATTTGTGCAGCGTCTAATATAGATACATCTCCTTGCAAGCTACCACTATACAGAGACTCTTCTATAGATATAGTACCTATTAGATCTACTATATCGAATACCTTTCCATTACTAGCTGTAAGAGATGCACTCATTAACTCATAAGATGATGGTACTATAGCGTCTGAACCATTAGCGAGTTTACTATTATATCTAGACATTGTTTATTATAGCCTCATATTTGTCTACAAAGTCGCTTATATACTTTGGATCTATTACTCTTATCTTTGATCTTGCTTCGTTACTTGTGAAGAGATGTTCTCTATTAGTATGGTATGAAAGTTCTCCGGCTGGCTCTCCACCATTAATGAATGTTGCAACTGTTTGTACTCTTTTGTCGAGATCGTCTGTCCTATAGTAGTCATGTGGCGCATCTATATACTTATAGACATCATATGTATTAACACTATCAGCAGATTTTACTCCTGTTATAGTTTCTGTTGCGTTAGATGGTCCGGGTGTTGAATCTCCTATGAATGATCCTACAACAGTTTGCAAGACTAACTGATTCATATCTAGATTTTTCTTTACTATAATTCCTGTTGCACTACTGTTCGTTCCTTGTACAGTCTCTCCTAGCTCGAATCTACCTGCTAAGCTATTAGGATAAGAAGAAATAACGCCTGGATCTCCTGTCTCATCTACTTCAGGATTCGTTGTAATAACTACACCTTCGAATTCTTGTGCCATATACGTGTGAAGCTTCTCTTGACTCATTGGCCAAGACGCAAGTCCGTCATGAAGAAAGTCATTAATAACGAAGAACGTCCAATAGTATTGCGTAGTACCATACAAGCGTTGTGAGACTATATCAGGTCGTTCACCATTCTTTATCTCATAGAAGCTATACGCATTAAGATCATCAAGGTAAGCTTTGAGTGGTCTTGCACTTCTATAGATATCTACTACGTTTTGTTTAATACCGTTACGATCGAAATCATATGGAAGCTTAGGAAACTGTCGAAAGTAACTCATTAATTCTGTCCTCTATTAGATACGTTTGTTTCTTTATTAGAATTAAGACTATCTGGAGAATCGCCAACAACATGACCGGCTGATTCATATCCTTCTATATAGTCAAGTCCAGGTCCATATAGATCATCTCTTGTAATTGCACGTACTTCTTGGAATGATAACGTAAGATCTATCTCTACTGGTGCAGCTCCTCTCTTACCGTCATTTGCATGAAAGGAATTACCTGTCGCATTATAGTTAACAGCCATTCCAGTAAGGTATGTATCTATGATTCTAGGCATATACTTATTGATTTGTCCACCAGCCATGAATTTGATACGAAACGTAGGTGGATACTCTAACGATCCTGCACCAAGATCTTTTGGATACATGTACTTCCTAAACGCGTTCTCTATATCATGAGCTGTTACTGACTCTCCAGCTGATGTAGGTACTAATTTGAATGCAAACTCGAATTGTCTTATGTTAACGCCTTCGAATGTAGTCGCTGTATAAGGATTAACTATTAATCCACTCTTTATTTCAGCAGCTGCAGCTATAGACGAACCACCAGCTTTGAATGCTTTTGTAGTTGCAGCTATAACGTCAGCGCTTCCTACGTCACCGCCACCTGATGCAGCATTTGAAATAGCTCCACCAATTCCTAATTCGGCTGATCCGTAGTTCATTCCGTCATTAGATCCTATACCCACTGGGATGAACAAGTGAATCTGAGTGAATTCAGGTACTCCCTTTCTTGCCATTGAAAAGGATATGTGAGGGAATCCATCTTCGGAAACTCTTGACCTGAGTGTTTCAGGGAATGTTAGAATAGACATGTATGTTTTTCCTATATAAATACTTAATAACGTTAACAACTATAGAACTATTTATATGGCTTGGAAGTCTACATACTCTGGAAAGTACACTGTTAAGAACAAAAAGAAGTACGCTGGGGATTACACTAAGGTCAAATACAGATCACTATGGGAACGTAACGCAATGCGTTGGTTTGATGCTAATCCTGCTATAGTACGATGGAATAGTGAAGAGGTTGTTGTTCCATATAAGTGTAACACTGATGGTAAGTGGCATAGATACTTTATCGATATGATGATTGAGCAATCTAATGGTGACATCATCCTAGTTGAAATCAAACCACAGAAACAGACTATCCCGCCTAAGAATCCTAAGCGTAAGACGAAGAAGTATCTCAACGAAGTAAGCGCTTATATAAAGAATACGTCTAAATGGACCTATGCACAAGAGTATGCTAAGTCACGTGGTTGGAAGTTTCAGATATGGACAGAACATACGTTGAAAAATATCGGTGTTAAAATGATTAACGAGTCTCCTAAGAAGATGCCTAAGAAGAAGCCTTATAAATAAATGGGTAAACAACTGAAAGGAAGTTATAAATAACTATATGAACTCACTCTTTGATACACTACAATCACAAGCATTTAGAGCTGGCGTAACACCTAGGACTAAGGATGCTCAAAACTGGTTTAAGCGCAACGTTAAGAAGTTGGCTGATCCTAATCGACGTTCATTGCTTAAAGATACAGCATTAGAAAAGACAACAAAGCCACGTGTTGGCGATATGATGATGTACTTCTACGATCCTAAGCATAAAGCAACTCTACCATACTACGATAGATTCCCTTTAACGATTATGGTTGAACCAGCTAAGGGTGGTTTCTATGGACTGAATTTGCATTACTTATCACCTGGTGTACGTGCTAGGTTCTTAGATGCGATGATGGACTTAGCACCTAAAGCTATGAACGATACTACAAGATTACAGAAACTACGATATGCAACTATTGTAGGTGCTAAAAAATATAAAGAATTTGCTCCATGTTTTAAGCATTACCTAATGGATCATGTTAAGTCTGAAATCGTACGCGTACCTATGGCTGATTGGCCTATCGCTATATTCTTACCGACTGAGCAGTTCAAAGGCGTTAAGTCTGAATCTGTTTGGAGATACTCAAGGAAACAATACGCATCATGAATAGTATAGATGACTTAAAAGCAACTATATCGAAGAAAGGTGGCGTTGCTATGCAAAACCGCTTTCAAATCTTCTTTACACCTCCTACTGCTAATAGTGTTAAGTCACTACTCAATAAAGACATTGGTAGTTTAGTTGGTGACATTGCTAAGAACGCTGTAAGTGGCGGAAAGCCTGGTAATCTATTGCCTGATCCAAGAGATATATCGATACTGTGTGAGTCAGTTAGTCTCCCTGGAAGACAGATTACTACAATAGATTATACAGCTGAACGTCAAGCGATTAAAGTTCCGTACTCTGTCATTAATGAAGATATTAGTATGACGTTCATACTGACTAATGACTACTATATGAAGAAGATGTTTGATGCATGGGCAACAGGTATCTTTGACGTTGAAAAGTATAGAGCAGGATATAAGAAAGATTTCGTTACTGATGTAATCATACAACAACTAAATCAACAAAACATTCCGATTTATAGTGTACGACTTGAGGGTGCATTCCCTACAACAATCAGTGCAATTAACCTGGATAACAATAGTGAGAACACTATCCAGAAGATGACAGTGACTTTGAGTTACGAAAACTATGTACCAGAAGACATAATAGATACTATTAAGTCGACAGCATCTGTTGTTGGTACTACACTCGGTATTTAATATAATTTAGTATATAATTAGGAGAGAATAGAATGGCTTTACCAGTATTATCCAGCTCACGGTTTGAGACTGTGATACCTTCAACAGGACAAAGAGTAACATATAGACCTTATCTTGTTAAAGAAGAAAAGATATTAATGATGGCAATGGAAACAAGCGATCAGAAGCAAATTGTACGAGCAACAAAGGATATCATTAAGTCATGTGTATTTGACGATATCAATGTTAATAAGCTAGCTGTATTTGACGTAGAACATATATTCCTAGAACTTAGATCTAAGTCAGTTGGTGAATCTATTGACCTTAAAGTCAAATGTGAATCATGCGATACTATGAATGAATACACTATAGACTTTAGTGATATTAACGTCACTGTACCAGAGTCCAGTAACATCATTATGATTACTGAAGACGTTGGACTTACTATGCGTTACCCATCATTTGATGATGTATCTACAATACAAGCAGATGGTGAAGAAACAGTAGAAACTGCGTTTAAAATCATACAAGCTTGTATTGAAAACATATTTGATGGAGATGGCGTATATCTGGCAAAAGATGAAGGTCCTACTAAGATTAGAAGCTTTCTTGAGTCAATGAATTCTACTCAGTTCGCTATGATACAAGGATTCTTTGAGAATATGCCAGCATTGAAAGCTGATATAGAATATGATTGTACATCATGTGGTGAGAATAACAAGACTGAGTTGAAAGGTTTACAAAGTTTTTTTATGTAGGCCTCTCTCATGATAGTTTAGTCAACCATTATAAGACTAACTTTACGATGATGCAGCATCATCAATATAGCTTAACAGAGCTAGATAATATGCTGCCGTGGGAGAGGGAGATATACGTTGCTCTTCTACAAGAGTGGATTAAAGAAGAAAACGATAGGATTAAAAAGGAACAAAGACGATGACAGAGGCAAAAACAGTAATACATCCAGCTGATACTAATGGAGATGGCAAAGTATCTAAAGCAGAAGAAGCGATGCACTTAGAGTTTAAACGTAAAGAACTCGAAGATGCTGATGCTATGAGAGATGCCCAGCGTAAAATGGCTTGGTTCTCTCTTATTGGTATGTTACTATATCCTTTTGCTGTAGTACTCGCAAGTTTAGCTGGTCTAAGCGAAGCACAAGCAACTCTAGGTAGTATGGCACCAACGTATTTTGTTGCTGTTGCTGGTATAGTTGCTGCGTTCTTTGCTGGACAAGCATACGCTAAGAAATCATAAAGGTAGATACTCATGGCTAAAGATAACGGTAAAGAAGAAGAAATTAGTAAGTTAGATGAAATCATTAATACTATGGTTAAAGCTAAAGAAGCCGACGCTGCTTCTGCTGAATCTATTGAATCTGCCAGTAAATTATCGTCGGTACTAGCACATAAAGGCAATGAACTAACATCGCATCAGACTACTGAGTTTAATAAACTATTAGAAAGTCTTAATGGTGATTCTGGTCTTAAAGCTGAAGAACGTAAAGAAGCTAATACACAAGCTGAAAAGTTACTTGGTCTTCTAGGTGATATTGCTGATAACACGGCAGATCTTGGTAAGATTGATAGTGTCACTGAAGGTGCTTTTGCTAGTCTTTTGTCTATTCCTACTATATTACTTGGTCTTACTGCAGGTTTAGTAGTTGGCATTACTCAGTCATTTGTTACGATTGTTAAAGTATTAGGTAAAAGCATACTCAAAGCTGTTGCTCCAATAGTCAAGTCAGTTCTAGGTCTATGGAAAACACTCTTTGGTGGAGTTTTTAAACTACTTAATAAGATACCATTTGTTAAATCGTTTACTACTGCTATAGGTGGATTCTTTAAGTCATTTAAAGCTGGTTTTGTTGCAAACACGGGTGGCCTTAGTAAATCAATTGGTAATGTATTTAAGGTAGTTACTAATGGCTTAAAGAATATGAAATCTGCGTTTTCTGCTGGTTTTAATGGTCTTAAGATGTTTAGAAACGCAACTGGTCAGTTTGGTAAGCTTGGTTTCTTTGGTAAGCTTGGTAAAATATTAGGTACGCTTGCTAAACCATTTAAAGCTATAGGTAATATAGTAAAGTCTATTAAAGATTATGTATTAGCACCAATGAAAGGTGTTGGTGCTGTATTAGCTCCTCTTAAATCAATGATGCCTTCAGGTGGCGGTAGTAAAATAATGAAGCCAGCAATGGGAGTTATCAAACGAGTTATGTCTATAATGCGTAGTGTTGGTAAAGCTGCGTTTATGTTTGGTAAAGTCCTTGGTAGACTATTCCTTCCAATTACAGTTCTTATGAGTGTATTTGATACATTCAAAGGCGCATTATCTGGTTTCGATAAGTATAAAGACAAAGGATTTCTTGAAGGTATCATTGGTGGTTTGTTTGGTGGTATATCAGGGCTTCTTGTTGGTCTAATTGGTTTGCCACTTGATCTATTAAAAGATGGCATAAGTTGGATTGCGTCTAAACTAGGCTTTGAGAACTTCTCTGAACAACTCGATTCTTTCTCATTCTCTGATATGATAGGTAATCTATTTACGTCTATAACAGATACTATTATAGGATTCATAGGTAGTATTAAAGATTCTATTGCTGATATCGGTTTTGGTGGAATGATAGCTAATATGGGTTTTGAATTATTGAAGATCTTTAAGAAGATTGTTACATTCCCACTTGCTGTGGCTGCCGGTGCTGTTAGTGGTTTAGCTGCTGCATGGCCTGGTGGAGATACTCCAGGTGAAGCATTCATGAAAGGCTTTAATAAAGTACAAAACTTTGGTGACTCATCAATTGATTCTATGAAGATTCAAGGTGATGGTATGAATGAGAAAGGCGAACAGATTAAGACTACATCAGCTGAGAATGCACAAGGTCAAGCTAGTCTAAGCAGCGTTGGTAGTTCAAATAGTACAGTGGCAGTTGCTGATAATAGTAAGAAGACTAATAGTACAACTACTATAATCAATACACAGCCAAGAAATAGAATTAGCGATACTACTCAGTTTGCGTTCGGTTAACAGGCAAAAAAAGAGACTCCGAAGAGCCTCTTAAAGTTATACTATTACTTTTTTATTATTAGCCCTGTTGAGCTAGCTTATCAAAGTAGGATAACGTATCCTCTTCATCTTCGCTACTAGATGTCATAGGTGTAGATTCAGTAGTTGTACCAACGCTTGGTTGGGCAGCTGCTGGAGCCGATGCCATAACTGAGTTAGTATCAACAGATACATGTCCAGCTGCAACACCTAATACCTTATTCATTTTAGCTTTAAGTTCATCATATGACTTATAGTTCTTAGGATCAGTGAAATCAGACAAAGAATGTAGTTTGTTATATACACCTTCTAACTGATCTTCTTCTCCACCCATAAGTGGCGCTGCTGATGCAAACTCTGACTTATCATAGTTTACCCAACCTTCAACTTTACGAATTTTAATCTTAAAGTCAGCACCTTCCCAGAAGTCATATGGGTTTACTGGTTGCTCATCTGCAAATTGTGGTTGCATTACGTCCATGATCTTATCAAAGATCTTTTTACCAAACTTGTATACAAAGATCTTACCTTCGTTTTGAGGATTGGCTGGATCTGACATAACCATTACATTACTTACATAGTGTAGACGACGCTTACGATCACGAGCTAATGCTTTATCTTCATCACGACCAGTGTTCCATAGTAAACCATTTGATTCACTAACTGGATCATCTTCGCCAAGTGAAGTACGGCTATTTTCGATATACCAAAGACCGGTTGGACCTTTAAATCCATGATCCCAATAACGTACCCAAGGAAGATCTTCACCTTCTTTAGCCGGTAAGAATCGAATTACTGCATAGCCATTACCAGCTTTATCGCGGGTTGGCTTCCAGAAACGATCATCATCGTATTTTTTAGATTCAGTGTTTGTTGATACTGCTGCTGCTGCGGTTACGAGTTTGTCGATAGACGAGCCTCGTGAGCTCTTTAAGTTTGCAAATGACATATTGTGTCTCCGTTAGTATTGCATTGTATTAGGGTAGATACCCTTTCTATAGTATTTCGCTTTATCCATTATCTAAGGTATATTATAACACATTTTTATGTGTTTGTAAACTGTTTTTTTAATAAATTTACACATTTATCACGGCTATAGTTTACGAATGGAGTATACTTTTCGATCTTCCGCTTAGTGTCCGGCCATATAATGCCGTCCGTAATCTTAGCTGATTCTCTAGGTATAAATCCAAAAATAGCATTAAGAATAACAACAGTCTCTAGACTAATCTCTTCTTGCAGCCATAGTTTAACAAGAGGAGGTAGTTGTCCATCAACAGATTCAAATAACTTGTCAAAGGTAATGTCCTCTTCTTGTAATCTATTTATATCAACCGAAAAGACTCTGTGCATACTTTCACGGATTCTTTTAAAGTCTCTATAGTTGCGCTCTCCTTCTTCAGCCATCATGTCACCAACATAACTGAGTCCCATTTTAAAGTTAGAGACATAGTAATCCTTTAGCTCGCCATCGTGCTTCTTAGCTAGCTTGGCAAAGAAATACTTATCTCGTCTTTTAAAGAAACTCTTTTGAGTAACATTAGACTTAAAGTTGTACTTAACAGCATCATAACCAGATTCGAAGTGTAACTTTAATGCATTATATAATTTATACGATTCAAACGGATCTGTCAAAATATGAACGCTCCTGTCAAGTTATTTTTCATTTTTCTTTTTGTCTTTGTATGTTTTGTAATGTGCTTTGAAGTCAGGCCAAAATGCAATAAAAAAGATGGCCATAATTAAAATTGTAAACATAATGTTTCCTAAAGGCTAGCCCCGAAAGGCTGGCTATTTAATTAGAGATTGCGTATCTTAAGCCATTACACCTTCGTATAAAGATTCAAGGTCTTCAAGTTCGCCTATGATTTCAGCCATGTTTTGCTTATGGTAAATCTTAGACATTTTGTTCAAATGCTTTTTATCAATTTCAACATCTTCAACGCAAGATTCAACAGCTTCTTTGATGAATTCTTTTTGCGCTTGAATCAAATGCATAGCATTACTAATTTCGATAATACAGTCTTTAATACGCTTAATGTCTGCTGGTGAAGATGGTATAATTACATTGCTCATAATATTATTTCCTTAAATGGGTAATTGATTACCCTTTTTGCCTTTGATTAAATTTAGTCGTATCGCTTCACATTCCATCTTATCTTTAAGAGAGTCTGTCAATAGTTTGCGTAGATTACTATATTCCATACCTCTCTCTTCGATAATATAAGTTGCTGCATCGATGTAAGACATATTGTTTTTTACAACTAGTTGTTCAACGGCAGTTGAGAACCGCTTTTTTGTCATTATCTTTTGTTCTAAGTCAATGTTCATAGTACCCTAAGTAATACACAATCGTCATTTATTCTGCCGTTTGGTATAGTTATCTTAGTAGTGATAGTATCCCAGACTAGCTTGTCGATTTGTTTGATTGATTTCTTTAAAATGAGTGGTAATACTTCATCTGGCTTTCTTAAGGTAGTAACCCTAGATGTATCGCTACAGATGTTTTTAATTGTAGTACCGCTTACTTCAAAACCCTTTGTTGCGTTCGTAATCAATTGAATCAATTTCCGCGACTTTGTATTATAGATATACAATACTTCTTTGCCTGGTATCATAACTGGATTGATTGAACTTACTTTAAATTCAATACTATCTGATTGATATTTGAGACCTTTAACTTGAACATCTGACGCCTTAGGCTTTTTAGCCTTTGGTACTTTAGCAGCTTTGTTAGCTGTTTTTAACTGATCTAAATCACTGAATATACCTTCCATCAACTTAAGCATTTTGTTCTGTTTACGTCTAGTGATGTGGCCATAAGCTTCTACACATTGCTCACACGTATTGTCATAAGCATCTTTAACTGGCTGATATTCAATTAGTACCATATCATGAAACATATTGATACATGAACCTTTAAGATCATATTGTTTAAACAACTTAAACACATCGATCTCTTGAGTATAAGTACCAGCCATCCATCCTTCAACAACTTCTTCCCAATCAGCGCCTATAGTATCATTAACTCGCATACGCTGTCTTTCTTGAACTGATATCTGTGGTGGCGATGGATCTGTTGTTGTTTCAATATCAACAACTGCTTCTGCAAGCTTCATTATTCGTTTAAGCTCTAAGCCAAAGCGTTTAATTTCTGGTCTACTATACTCATAGCCACGTTGCCACATTTTAGCGACATTACCTAATGTTAGAGTAAGCTCCCAATCTTTTAGCTTCTTAAGCGTTTTGATTTGCTTTTTGTCATACTTGTAGACATCAGATGCAAAAGCCACGACGCCGTCAATATAGTCTTTAGGCTTGTTATAGTAGTTGTACCAATGTGCGCCTTTAAGCCATAATCCTTGACGATTCTTAACGCTTGATTTAGTTTCCCCTTTACCAAAGACTGGTTCAGGACCTAATTTAATTGAATCAATAGAACTCCGGTTTTTGCGACCTTTAGTTCTAGCTTTTTCTAATGCCTTACTTGCCATGATATACTCCTCGATTTGTTAGATATATTATAACATACTTTTGATCATATGTAAAGGTTTATTTTCACTTAATCCCTAATATAATTTTTAATACCTAAGACGTAATTTTCAGCAGCATCTTCAGCGTAAAGTTCGTTTTTGCCTTCATACCACTCAATACATAACGAATCATCGTTATACATCATACGAATACCAAACTTTGCGTTCTGACCACGTTCGCATGAACGTAGTACTTCAGCCTTGCGACCACGAAATTCACCTTGACCACGAGTTTCGCTAACTAACATATATTTAAACATCATCATCTCCTGATAACTTGTTGCCATAATAATCGTGAGTGCCAGCTTCGTTTAATCTACGAATTTCGCTTTTAGTCACTGCGTTTACAATAGAACCAATAATTGCGATATAAGCAAAAAACAATACAATTATTATTCCAACTACTACTTCAATAAGATCCATAATTACTTTCCTATATGTTCCACATCAGTTCGTGGAATGACCTGATAAGCCCCTTTGTTGAATGCCGGAGCTACTGTAAAATTCTTTGATTCTCTGATTTTCCATGATTGATCTATTGACGTTTCATGTTTAGTATCAATTGAACGAGACTGATATTTACTATTGAATTCTTCCATTCTAAGTTCAGCTATAGACTTTTCGACCTTAAGTGGTACAAATACCTGTTGGGTTTTACGCCTTGTCTTTAGAGCTTTACTCTTTCTTTTACGACCCGATGGGGTGTAGTTTATAGATCCAATATAATTCATTTTATTCAACAGGCCTTACAAAATTATCAGTATCATCTAAATTGCCTGGTGCTTCGATTAACAAAGTTGCTATAGGTTTTGCTTCAGTTACAACTTCAACAACACCATCTGATTCACGGGTTATAAGACCACTGTTATAAGCCTTTTCAATGTAACCATTGTTACCTAAGACGTAATTGCATTGTGCAGCCCAACGTTCTACTGCTTCTTTACGGGCGAATTCGCTATTAGTAAAATCAATCATAATTAATCCCAATCTTGTTTTTGATCATTGTAAGCATGCATCATTTCAGAACCAGCAATAAATTCCTGAGTGTTCTTATCAGAGTAATACATGTTTTCTTGCTTGAAGCATTCGAGACTACCAGGAGACTGATGGCCGGCTTTTTTAACTGCGGCTGTTAACTTTGGAGCTTTGTACTTAGGACGAGAATAAACTCTTTTAACAGTTTTTTTGAATTCTTTTTCTTCTTGCAACTTGGTTTGAGCTGCTTTGATCATTGCCATTCTATCCATTTTCTTCACCTTTCTTAATTATTTAATATTTATATTATATCATACATTT